TTATGCGTGGGACTTTTCCTTGATACGGCTGAAAACGTCCGTCAGTGCGTCCGCTGCCGCCGCATCGCTAGAGCGGATGAACCCGGCGTAAATATCCGTGGTGGTGCTGGTCTTTGCGTGGCCCAAACGGCCCGAAACTGTTGTGACAGGCACGTGGGCCGCTATCAGCAAGCTGGCGTTGGTGTGGCGCAGGCTGTGGAAGTGAACCGCCGGGAGATCATGGGCGGCCAGAAAGCCCGGAAACCAGCTTGTAACCGCGTTGGGGTCGAGCGGCTGACCGTTCCAGCGAGTGAACAGCAGGTCGTTATCCACTGTCTTGCCGTTCTCGATCTCCACCCGGCGCATCCACTCAGAGCCGACCTTGAACCGTTCGGCCTTCTGGTGCTGGCGGTACTCCCGCAGCAGCTGCACACACTCCGGGCCTATCTTAATGCATCGCCGGGAGCGTTTTGTCTTGGGTGCTGTGAACACCGTGCCGCGCCCGGCGATGTTCTGCACCGTCCTGTTGATGGAGATCACGCCCGTGCCTGTGGCATCATCGAACGCAATATCCGACCAGCGCAGGGCGCATATCTCGCCCCGGCGGGCACCTGTGAGCAAGGCCAGCTGTGTGATAACGCTGTACTGTGCTGGCGCGTCTTGTAGGGCTTCCAACAGCTTTGCAACGTCCTCTTCCTGCAATGCTTCCACTTCGATTTCTGCCGCTTTGGGGGCTTCTGTGCGCCGACAGGGGTTTTCATCAATCAGCTGCCACTTGACCGCCTTTTCAAACACACTGGACAAGAAGCGGTGATAGTGCAACTGCGTGTTGCCGCCCAGCTTACCGCCCGCTCTGACCTTCTCGGTAAAGGCTTTGGACAGGGGCAGCCCGGCGGCATCGGCCACCTTCTCGGCGGTCTTATGGCTGACCGGCTTTCCTCTGCACAGCCCCCGCATGGTTTCCTCACCCACCCCTGTGGCCTCCCGGATCCTTGCCCGCTGGCCTTTCGGCAGCAGCTTCAGCAGCGCAGCCGTTGCCGTATAGGTGGAATCTTGACGCACTCCATCCTCGGACAGGTTCGTATAGAACGCCATGAGGTGCGCCGGGCGTATCTGGTTGACCTTCATGTGCCCCAGAGCCGCCGACACACGCGGCACCAGCTTCCTGTACTCGGTGGCCGTCTTGGGCTTCAGCTGGCGGTCTGCGTACTCGGTGAACCAGCGTTCTATCAGGTCATCCAGCTTCATAGACGCATCCAGCGAAATGCCACTGTGCACTTCCTGTTCAAAGGCATCTGCCTGACGTTGCAGCTCCTTTTCCAGCTTCTTCCCGGTCAACCCCGGCGGGGGAGTGAAGGTGCGGTTTACCAGCACCTGACGGCCCTGCCGATCATAACCGTTGGAGACCCGGATGCAGTAGGAGCAGGTGCCATCTTTCTTTGTGCGCTTTATGATTTTCGCCATACTGTTTTCCTCGCATCAGCATTTCTGCTTTACAGATTTTCTATATCCACCTCAACAGACAGTTCTTTCAGTTTTTCATGCTTCAGATGCTTCATATAGTCTTCGACCGCTCTTGATGCTCTGAACAGGCAAAGTTCCATATCTGATGAATCAGCACCTCTTAAATCCAATTCCGCCTCCCCTTTCAACAGTTCCTCTGCTTCATGCACCTGTTCTTCAGTTGCTTTCAAGTAAAGATAAATGCTATTTACAATTTGGTGCAAACAGCTTTCATCTGAAAGCATATCAGACAATATTTTCTTTTGACTTCTATCGTAACACTCAAACATTTCCGAATCTTTGAGCGCCAAAATCGCATTTTCCGTCAGTCCCGTATAATCAGCAACCGCCCTTAAATCTGTGTCTACCGTTTGGGCTTCCGTCAAACCCAACAGGTAATCCGCTGATACACCAAAATACTTGGCAAGCTTCGCAATAGAATCCCCTCGTGGGGTCTTATTTCCGTTTTGCCAATCTGACAGGACACCAAGCGACACATCCAAATCCTTTGCCACAGCCCGAAGATTCTGTCCTGTTTCTTTCTTTCTCTTTTCAATGATTTCTCTTAGTCTGTTTCCAAAATCTTCGTTTATATTTCGCTTTTCCTCTACTGCCACAGCTATTCGCCTCCGTTTGTTCCGTTTTAGAGAACTTTATTGACTTTTGTTCTCCAAAAGTTTATAATTACATCAACGAGAACAGCAACAAGGCTTGTTCACCCAAAATTATATCTTGTTGACGTTCTATTGTCAACGTCAACGAGAAGAAAGGTTGATATTATGTTAAAACAGGCGCAGTCAAACAAAGACATCCGGGAGGCCGCTGCATCGGCTGGCGTTTTTCTCTGGCAGGTTGCCGAGGCTATCGGTGTGACCGATGGAACTTTTTCCAGAAAACTCCGCCGGGAGCTTCCCGATGATGATAAGGCCGCAATCCTCCAAATCATTCAGCAGCTTAGTTCTTCGGCCAAGTCATAATCACTTTCATTCATTGTATTGATGAATCAATTTCATTAATATTTATTGATGTGCAAAATCAGCAGCATTTATCCATAAATCAGGTGGGCATCCCTCCAAAAATCCCTGAAATCCATGACACTGGATGACACTGGATTTACTTAGATTACCTCAGATGCACTTAGATTGACTTTGGCGCAACGGATTCCATTCCACCAATGCTCCATCGCATCAACTTTCAATCGAATTTTGGCGGTATTGCATTATTTTTCGATTTGTGCTTTACTGCTGACACGGCATCAAAAATCAACTTTCAAGCAACACCAAGGAGGTGCATCGAATGGGAGATTTAATCCGATACCCGGTCATGAAAACCGTGAAGGTCGCTGCCGCGACCTACGGTCTACCGCCGACCTATATTCGGACCCTCTGCCGGACAGGCAAGATTCGGTATGTGGTTGCGGGTCACCGCTGGCTCGTGAATATGAACAGCTTGGCCCAGTATTTTGAGCGAGGCGATCCAGTCCCGGCGGAACAGGGTGAAGCTGTGGGCGGTATCCGCCGGGTGGCGAGGTAAGCGAATGGCTGTAAAACGAATGTTCTCAAGTTCAGTGACTGAAACAGACAGCTTTCTGGAATTGCCACTGAAATCGCAGGCCCTGTACTTTCATCTTGGTATGCAGGGTGATGATGATGGGTTTGTAGCAAACCCCCGCGCCATTATCCGTTCTATTGGCTGTACCGCTCGTGATTTGAAGCCCTTGGAAACCGCCGGATATGTCATTTCTTTCCCTTCAAAAGTGCTCGTTATCACCGATTGGAAAGCCAACAACAATTTACGCAATGACAGATACAAACCAACTGCGTTTCAAAACGAACTTGCACAGCTTGAAGAAAGTGCGAACAAACGTTATATTTTGGCAAACCTTGGTATACCAACTGGCAACCAAATGGATACCATTGGTATACCATCTGACAACCAAGTGACAACCCAGCATAGCATAGCAGAGCATAGCTCAGGAAGAAGTTGTAAGAAAGCCGCCACAACAGCAGCCCGGACAGATTCAGACCTTGCTCAGATCGTACAGCATTTTCAGGCCGAGATAGGCGAGTTTCCCCGCTCTGCGCTGGACAAGCTACAACGCTACCGGGAAGCGTTTTCAACTGAGCTGATTTGCAAGGCCATTGATGAAGCTGCAGAAAACGGCGTGAGAAAGTGGCGCTATGTTGACGGCATTCTGAAAGGCTGGCAGGCTGATGGGGTGCGCACATTGGGCGATGTAGAAGCCCGCCGGGAGGCCCGGCGGAAGCCTGAACCGCCGCAGGAAAAGAAAATGGAGGTACTAACATGAACACACACAAAATTTTACTGGGTGCCCTGCTCATAAAGCCCGACCTAGCACCCTATTCTCTGCCAGAGCTGGAAATCGAATATTTCCCGGCGGATCTTCAACCAGTATTCGCCGCCCTGTCTGGCTTTTGGAATGCGACCGGGAAGCTGGACGCTGTGGAGGCTTGTGCCCGATACCCTGAGCAGAGCACGGCCATTGTGGAATGCGCACAGGCGTGTGAAGCAGAATGCATCCGCATCACCCGTGAAACCGTGGAGAGCTGGACGCAGCTCATTCGAGAACAGGCCGCCTTGACCCAGTTCCAGAGTTTAGCCCTTCAGGCAGGCAGCAGCCTGACCACCTTTGCAGACCTACCCGACTTGTACAGCAAAATGGGCGAAGCCTTGACTCTTGACCGGGAGGATCAGGATTTTAAGCCTATCGGGGATCTGGTAGACAACTATGTCCGCAAGTTGAATGAAAAGCCAAAGTACATCCCCAGCGGTATCTCGGTGCTGGACAAGCACCTGCATTTGTCACCCGGTAACCTGTTCATCATCGGCGGCAGACCCAGCGCAGGCAAAACGGCTTTATCCTTGCAGATGGCTTGTGAGATGGCCCGGCGAGGGCTGAGAGTGTGTTATTTCTCGCTGGAAACCGGCCCGGACACTCTTGCCGCCCGCATCATCGCAAACCGTCTGGCGGTCCCACTGGCCGATGTAAAAGCCAAGACCGTTCCACAGTCTGACCTTGATAGTCTTGCAGATTTGCACAAGCTGCCGTTGTTCATCCGCTCTGCATCCGGCAAGGGCACGGGATGGATCAAGGCACAGGCCCAGCGAATGAAAGCACAGGTTATTTTTATCGATTATTTGCAGCTGCTAACCGTCAGCAAGGCAAAAGACCGATACCAGCAAATCACCAGCATTTCCATCGCCCTACACGAACTGGCACAGACCACAGGAATACTTGTGGTAGCTCTGGCCCAGCTGAACCGCAACGCTGCACACGCATCCCCCAGCACCGCCGATCTGAAGGAATCCGGCCAGCTGGAACAGGATGCAGACGCTATTTTGCTCCTGTCTGCTGACAAGGAAGAGTATCAAGCCATTCTGGCCAAGAATAAGGAAGGCAAAATTGGCGAAATTCCCTTGACCTTCGACAAGACCCGCCAGCGCTTTCTCACCGTCACGAGTGAACTGGAAGGGAGGTGAACACACATGAAGCACAGTCAGAACAAACCGCGCCGCCGGGAACCGTACCACTATGACGCAAGCGGTGCACAGTATATCGCCTGCATCGAAACCGCCTTGCAGCACGGCCAGAGCATCCCGGTGCACGTTTTGCAGCTGGTCTACCATATGCTGCTGCCGTATATGCACAACTAAGCCACTTACCACACTCAACAACAGGAGGCACAGATGAATGCCAGCATCCATGTCAACGTGGACGAGATCCCGCCGGAGGTCGCAGAGCGAATCGGTCGAGTTTTCCTCGAATACCATAAGCGGTTCCAACAAGATTCGGAACTCATGGCCGAGTTGGAGGCATACCGAGCCGCACGCCATCTGAGCCATAAAGGCAGCGAGAGTGAGGCTACCCCATGAACAATCCAAATTCCGGCACGCCGCAGCAGCCCGGCAACGCCCCGCCGCAGGGTATCACACAAGAGTATGTTGCACAGTTGGTCGTTGCCTTTATGCAGCTGTACGCTTGTATCCTCGCTCTGCCCGGCGGGTATGAGGCTCTGCAAGCCGCCCAAGAGATCATCACATCGGACGCAAAACGGCCAGCAAACAGCATCGTCTTTCCGTTCCGGCAAACAAAGGGCCAGACCATAGGGCAAAATAAAAGGCCGCCATGCAAGCAGCGAACTCGCAAGGCAGCCAAGCGGGAGCGATTGACAGACCACATCCCGCAGCCATTCTATCACACCCGGCAGCCCATCTCAAGCCCGGCACCCACTCAAGGTACTGTGAACGGGTACCCTAGCCCTTAGCGGGCTCGTCGACCCCGGCTTGCAGCTACACAGCAAAAAATTTTTTCGGTCATTTCGTTACCGCTTTTTTCTCAAAAATCATCATATCAGCAAGCAAAACGAAAAGAGGATGCAGCAATGAGCAACAATGTTCACATCCACCTCGATGAGATTTCACCAGAGGACACTGCCAGACTTGCACGAGGCTGCAAACGGTTATATCTCAAGATCATGGCTATGCCGGATGGCGAGGCCAAGCTGGACACAGCATGGGTCGCCTACCAGCAGAGAAAGGAAGGGGGTGAGCCCCAAAAGGATTCCGACCGCACTCCCTGATAGAACTATGCCCCTCACCGTTCTTGCCGCGGTGAGGGGCATAATTGCACCCGCCGGGTGTAGCACAATCGAATATGGCAAGAGAAAGGGATTTTATGGCTCGAAAAGAATGGGAGTTGCTGTTCAACCTGTCCGCCAAACAGAACAGCAACTTCTCCAGCACCTTCAAGGCTGCACAGTCTGCTCTTGTGGAAACGCAGAACAGAATCCAGCAGCTGAACAAGGTACAGTCCGACATAACTGCGTACCAGAAGCAGCAGCAGGCCGTTGACTCCACCAAGCAGCGACTGGCCGTGTTGCAGCAGCAGTACGATAATATCCAGAAAGAGATTCAGGAGACCGAGGGCTATTCCTCTGCGCTGGAAAACAAGCTGATTTCCAAGCAGGCGCAGATCGACAAGACCACGACCTCCCTGCACACCTATGAGCAGCGTCTGGCTGCCACCGGGAACACCCTGCGGGAAGCTGGCGTGGACACCACGCAGCTGACAGCAGAAACCACTCGGCTGGAAACCGAGGTCGATAAGCTGAAAGACCAGCAGGTTGACCTCAAAAAGACCATGGACGAGGCCGGAGAGGGCGCAAAGGGCTTCGGCGAGAAATCCGTCGAAGCCCTCGATGCCGTTGAATCTGTGCTTGCCACGGCCGGCATCGCAAAAGCCCTCAACGAAATCAAAGACGCATACATGGACTGCATCAACACCGCAGGTGATTTTGAAGCATCCATGAGCAACGTCGAAGCCCTGTCCGGCGCATCCGGCGATGAACTGGAAGCCCTGTCCGACAAAGCCAAGGAGATGGGCGCAACCACCAAGTTCACCGCCGGTGAATCTGCTGACGCTTTGTCTTACATGGCTCTGGCGGGCTGGAACACCCAGTCTATGCTGGACGGCATCAGCCCGGTGCTGAATCTGGCTGCTGCTGCCAACATGGATCTGGCGCAGGCATCAGATATTGTCACCGACAACCTGACCGCCTTTGGTCTGAAAGCCTCTGACACCACGCACTTTGTCGATGTGATGGCCTACGCCATGGCTCACTCCAACACGGACGTGATCCAGCTGGGCGAGGCATACAAGGCGTGTGCATCTACCGCTACCTCCCTCGGCTACTCTGTCGAGGAAACTACCGCAGTTCTGGCTACCATGGCCAATGCCGGTGTTAAGGGCGGCGAGGCCGGCACAGCCCTGAACGCCATCTTCACCCGCCTTGCCACCAACACGAAAAAGTGCGGTGACGAACTGGCGAACTATGGCGTGAACATCTACGATGCACAGGGCAATATGCAGTCCCTGTCCAGCATCCTTACTGGGATTGCCGGGGTCTGGGTCGACCTGACCGACCAAGAGCAGGCCAACCTTGCCAAGACCATTGCTGGCACAAACCAGTATTCCAAGTTGCAAACCATCATGGCCGGGTGCAGTGAGGCTGCCGCAGAGGGCGGGCAGTCGTTCTCCGACTACACCGAAGCCCTGAACAACTGCGCCGGATCTGCCGACAAGATGGCGGGCACCATGCTCGACAACATGAACGGCAGGCTGGTTCTGATGCAGTCTGCCGCTGACGGCCTGAAAATCGCCATCGGCGAGGATTTGACTCCCACCATGTCCGGCCTGTACGATGTTGGCGCGCAGGTTCTGGGCTGGATGCAGGGCTTTGTCGAGGAAAACCCCGGCGTGATCAAGGGCATTGCCGCCGGGACAGTCACCTTGGGCGGTCTGGCCGGAGCCATCACCGCCGTAAATGCTGCCCTTAAACTCAGCAAGGTACTTGCACCCACTCTGACTACCGTTGTCCCTGTGTTGGGCACCGCCGCGCTGGCTGCCGGCGGTGTGGCGGCAGTCGTGGCTTTGCTTTCCTCTGCTGCTAACGATACAGTTCCCTCTGTGCAGGAACTGACCACCGCGGCTCAGAACATGGGCAGTGCCATGAAAGAGGCCGGCACAGATTACGACACCACCTTGTCCAGCATGGAGGCAACTGCCAGCGTTGCCGACCAGTACATCGGCAAGCTGGAGGCCATCGAGGCGGCTACTGGTGGCAACACCGCCGGGAACACCGAGTATCACGATACCCTTGCCCGCCTGTCTGCGCTGGTGCCCAGTCTTGCGGATGATATTGACCTTGAAACGGATTCCATCAAGGGCGGCACCGAAGCCCTGCGCCAGCACACAGACGCTTATGTGGCCGATGCAAAGGCGCAAGCCCGGCAGGACTATCTGAACACTCTGTATGAGAAATACCGAGATGTGCTAAGCGAAAGCGCAGAGAACGAGGTCAAACTGAACGCTGCAAAAGCCAAGGTTGAGAAATCCAATGCCGGCATGGTTACCAGCTATGATAAGCTGCTTGCCACCCTCAGCATGACAGACGAACAGTTTAAGCTGACCTATGGTACTGTTCAGGATCTTCCGTGGCGCACCATGAGCGAGGATGTGCAGCAGCTGCGCAGCGAATACCTCAGCTATTCGGCAGACCTTGTGACTGCCCGGCGAGAGGTAGAGAACTACACCGAAGCGATGGCGCAAGATCAGGAAGCGGTAGACGCTGCCCAGACCGAGTATCAGGAAGCAGCGGCCGCAATCAACGGCATGGCAGATGCACAGGATTCTGCAGCAGACAGTGCCGAGGATGTTGCCGCCGCCCTGTCTGCTGCCCAAAATAATATTCAGGGCATCATCTCGGCCTATAACGAGGCCTATGATGCAGCTTTGAAGAGCGTCAGCGGGCAGTATGACCTGTGGGATACCGCTGAAAAAATCGTTGCCACCTCTGCGTCCAGCATCAACTCCGCACTGGAGAGCCAGATCACCTACTGGGACAGCTACAATCAGAATCTTGAGAGCCTGAATGCCCGCGCCGCTGACATTGACGGTCTGAGTGCCGTGATTGCCAGCTTTGCCGATGGCAGCAAGGATTCTGTGAACGCCATTGCCGGCATGGCATCGGCCTCTGACGCCGGCCTTGCAAAGATGGTTCAGAACTATCAGGAACTGCAGGAGGCGCAGAAAACTACCAGCGAGAGCATGGCCGACTTAGAAACCGGCATGAGCAACGCCATGGACGAGATTGCGCAGAACGTGGCCGACAGCGTGGCAGACATGAACCTCAGTGATGAGGCCAAGGAAAGCGCACAAGCCACCATTCAGGGCTTTGTGGATGGCGCAGAGGGGATGCTCCCCCGTGTTCAGACCGTATTCTCCAAAATCGCCTCCGCTGCTTCCACCGCACTGGCAGGAGCAGGCGGCAGCTACAGCGGCAACATTCCCGGCTATGCAGTCGGTACGGAATCCGCTGCGCCGGGCTTTGCCATCGTTGGTGAGAACGGCCCGGAGCTGGTCTACTTCAACGGCGGCGAAACCGTGCTGACTGCGCCGGAGACCCGCGCAGCATTCGATGAAGCGCAGCAGTTCACGCAGATCGTCAGCAAAAACGCCCTTGACTTTGCAGCCATTCAGCAAGCCGCCGGGTTGTCCGAGAATTCCATGCAGACGTTCTACCATGACTGGACAGTGTACAACGAGTATGAAGCACTCACCGCGAACACCGCCGCCTCGGCGGAAGTTGTGCCGGCATCCAGCTTCACACACTCAGAGGGCAGTCCGATCTCCATCAACTTCGCCCCTGTCTACAACTTCTCTGGCGTGTCTGACACGCAGCAGTTTGAAAGCCTCTTGACTTCCCACGATGACGATATGCGGGAGTACATCCTCGGCGTTGTCGAAGAAGCGGAGCACGATAAATTCCGCAGAGCATACGCATGATATGCCTTGCACCTGCAAGCAGTGTCTTTGTATGTACAAAGCCTCTTGCCTTGCAAGAACTTGTTGGGCAGCATCCCAAACCCTTTGACCGTGCAGCCCCCGCCGGGCGCAGCACTTCAGCTACACGATTCTGTTGACCTCAACAAAATCGCTGCATGACAAAGCCCCCAGACCGCGACAGCGCGTGTCTGAGGGCTTTGCTTCTTTCTGTGGGTGTTTTCCTTGCCGTTGGTTCTATTCTTGCTCAGGCAGCCCCGGCGGGC